ACGAAGAACTAGTCAAAGTAGTGGAGGCATTAGCTGGTGAGCTTGGTGTTTACTTTGATAAACATACTCTTATCAATGGAGAGTATGTTATAACCCTTCGCCATTACAAAGACTCAGATTAAGGCTACAAATGAAGAAGGTATTAACACAAGAGGAATTGTTTGAAATATTAGCGTATAGTCCGACCACTGGTTTATTTACAAGAAAAGTCTCACTTGCAAGTAATAAATTTAAAGCTGGTACAATAGCAGGCTACACTAAAAAAGATGGTTACTCCTACATCACAATAAATAGAAACGTGTACCCTGTACACAGGTTGGCTTGGTTGTACACTTACGGAGAATTTCCTAGTGAACAGATAGATCATGTAGATGGTAACCCATTGAACAACAGACTGATGAATCTGAGAGAGTGTAATCAAAAAGATAACATGTGCAACAGAGCAATGACTTCTCGTAATGTGTCAGGCACTACTGGAGTATATCTCCAAAAAAGCGGAAAGTATGAGTACTGGGTAGCACAGTGGCAAATTGGCATTGGAAAAATAGATCGTAAACTGTTTTCTGTAAAAATTCTAGGTTTTGAGAAGGCTAAAACTTCCGCAACTGCCTACAGGGAGAAGAAATTAAAGCAATTAATTCTCGGCGGTGGTACTTATACATATCGCCACGGGTTATCAAAGGAGGAATTATGTTAAAAGCAAAAACGGGGTTCACACATGAATCGCAAGCTGCTAAGTCTATCGAGTGGTACACCCCTCCAAGTATTTTTCAAGGCCTAGGTTGTACTTTTGATATAGACACTTGTGCACCAGAGGGAGGTCTTCCTTGGATTCCTGCTAATAAATTTCTTAGTAAAAATGACGATGGTTTAGTTACAGCATGGGGCAAAGGCTTTGTCTGGACTAACCCACCATACGGTAAAGAAACACCTCTGTGGTTGAAAAAGATGCTAGAGCATAATAACGGTATTGCACTAGTCTTTAGTAGAACAGACTGCTTGTGGTTCCACGATTATGTGGTAAAATCAGATGCAGTACTCTTCCTCAAAGGACGTGTTAAGTTCGTAGACGGTAACGGTGACTCAGGGAACAGTGGAGCAGGTAACGGCAGCATGTTAGTTGCTTACGGTGAAGAAGCTAAGAAGGTTCTTGAGAAGTGCAAACTTCAAGGAGCTATGTATTATCCAACTAAGGAGATTAAGTATGATTAAAATTGTCCCCCTCACAAGAGAACGAATCAAGAAGCTCAACGTATTTGGTGCTGATGTGTCAATCGGGTTTGCGCTGTATGGGCAAGAGATGGAGATTGGCTCATCTAAAAAGGATTCATGGAAGGTTGTATATAGACACCTAAGCTACCTCTACGACCACGAAGAACTTGATGGTATAATCACACATAGATTTATTTTGTGGCGTGTAAAGATTGAGGTTAAGACTGCGGTAGAATACGATTATTCGTTTACTTAAAGGAGAAACATGCAACAAAAATACAAACAAACAACACTGTCCGTGTCTGTTCACCTTGAAAATGAATCACCCATATTCGGTGAGAACGCTGTCAGTGTTGAATTAACAGACGAAGCTGGTGGTATCTTCCTTGAGCTTACGAACAATGAGAATGACAGTAAGTTCAGAGTGGACTATGAGCAATGGGTGGAGCTTAATAAAGCTGTAACAGGGCTGATGAAGCAGAAGTGCGAAGGGATGTGATTTGGCAGCATTTATTAAACACACAAGCTGTGATAGCTGCGGTTCAAGTGATGCTAGGGCGGTGTATGAGGACGCAAGTCAACACTGTTTCTCATGTGGTTTTACAAAACCTAGTGATGAGTTCATTGCAGCGAATCAGGGTAATAAACAAGTAAAGAAAAAAGGAAAATCAAAATTGGAAGTTACAAAAACAACAGAGGTCAAGGACAAACCGATTGTCACAGACGAGCAAACACAAGAGTTGAAAGGGTACACCACCACCAAAGGTGGAGGACTGCGAGGTATCCGTGATGACACCTTAGCGGCATTTGGTGTACGAACAGAGTACGATGAAGGTACCGGTAAACCTTCCGCTGTTTATTACCCTTGTACACAAGGTGGTACACTGTCTGGTTGGAAACCACGCACACTACCAAAGACATTCGGTGGCAGCATTGGACGCACTGGTGCAGCTTGTGACTTATTCGGGCAATTCAAGTTTACAAAACCTGCTAGAACAGTCCTGATTGTGGGTGGGGAACATGACCAACTTGCAGCGTACCAAATGCTACAAGATTACGTTAAATCCAAAGGTAACGAATATGACACACCTGTGGTTTCACCTACAGTGGGGGAGACAGGTTCAGCTAAACAACTTGCTGCTCAGTATACTTGGTTCGATATGCACGACAAAATTGTGCTTGGTTTTGATAACGATAAAGCCGGCAAGGAGGCGATGGAGAAGGCAGTGGCTGTACTTCCTAAAGGTAAGGTGTTCATTGCTAACTGGTCAAACAAAGACCCTAATGAGATGTTAGAGAAAGGAAACCACAAAGCCTTCCTCAATGACTTTTATAGTGCTAAGGCTTATGTGCCTGTAGGTATCATGGGTAGTGGTGAAATCTCGGACTCGATGCGTGAAGAGTTTTTGACACCGAAGATTCCATTACCTCCGTTTATGCATAAGTTGCAGGACATGATGGCTGGTGGTGTACCGCTAGGACGTATTATTAACCTAGGAAGTGCTTCAGGAACGGGCAAAAGCACAATAATCGACGAGATAGTTTATCACATGATATTCAATTCACCACATAAGGTGGGGGTGGTAACGCTTGAAAGTACAACGGGGCAGTATGGTAATAAGTTGTTATCGCGTCACCTCGGTGTCAAGCTAGAGCTTAAAAGTAACGAAGAGGCATTGTCAATTCTTGCATCTGAGAAAACAGCACAGAAAGAGAAGGAGCTTTTCTGGAATGAGGATGGTACACACCGTTTTTATCTAGTAGATGACCGTGACGGTGGTGTGGAGAATATTAAAGATGCTATTGAAAATCTTGTCATTGGTTGTGGTTGTAAGGTCATTGTTGCTGACCCAGTGCACGATATTATTGCTTCATTGTCTAACGAGGAACAGGAGACTTTTTACTCATGGCAGAAGGGACTTGTTAAGTCTCACAATTGTACTTTCTATAATGTTATGCACACACGCAAGACAACCTCTGGACAGAAGGCTGGTAGCACGGGCGCTGACTTACATGAAGAGGACATCCAAGGGTCGTCAAGCGCCTACAAGTCAGCAGCTTGTAACCTAATGTTCTCAAGGAACAAGGAGTCTGAAAATGACATTGACAGAAATACTACAGTAATGAAGGCAACTAAGATTCGCTGGACAGGGAAGACGGGTATCGCTGGACGGTATTACTATGACAATGAATCGCACACTATCCACGACTTGGACGATTATTTGAATAATAATCCGCACTTGGTGGTACAAAATAGAGAGGGGTTTTAAAACCGTGCTACAATAACCAAAACAACGAAAGGGAAAAATGAAATTAACAGATTGGATATTCGACATTGAGACGTATAAGGAATTATTCTCCTTCTGCATCGTCCGTGCAGACGGTAAGTTCAAAAACACATTTGAAGTATCAGCCTTTCAAAACCAAACGGACAGAATCTTGAATTGCTTGGACTACCTGCACGAGAACAACTTCAGAATGGTGGGCTTCAACAACAAAGGATTCGACTACCCTATCTTACACAAGTTGATTCAACACCGTGACTCGTTACCCAAATCAGGAAAAGCAACAGCAAATAAGGTGTTCACTTGGGCGCAACAACAGATTGAGTCTTTCAAAGATGATGGCTTTGGTAATGTAATCAAAACAGATGAAGAATATGTCAAACAGGTGGACTTGTACCGCATTCATCATTTCAATAACAAAGCCAAAGCAACCAGCCTGAAGATGCTTGAGTTCAACATGCGTGAGGACAACATCAAGGACTTACCATTTGATATTCGGCAAGAATTGACACAGGAGCACGTTAAAGAAATCCTAGTCTATAACGAACACGATGTTGACTGTACCTTGGACTTCTACAACGCTTCTCAATCTCAGATTTCATTCCGTGATGATTTGAGTGCAAAGTTAGGTAAGGATTTTACAAATGCCGATGACACCAAAATCGGTTCTGAATATTTCCAAATGGAACTAGAGAAGAATGGTGTAAAGTTGTTCAAGTACACAAATGGTAAACGAACGATGAAACAGACTCATCGTTCTATTATTGATTTGTTTGAATGTCTGTTTGACTATTACAATTTTACTCGACCTGAGTTTATTGCTGTGCAAAAATGGTTCAGACGTCAACACCTTACTGAAACAAAAGGCGTGTTCTCTGATATTGAAGAGCATAAGTTGGGCGATGTTGCAAAGTTCAGTGAAATGACAATAAAACGTAAACGATTCAAAGGTGTTCCTACAGAACAAGAAATCGCTTTGTTTAAAAAAGAGCACCCAATGGGTTGGGTTGATATTCAAGAACTATCAACCACTGAGTATTTGTTTGACGCAGAAGGTGATCACGTCATGGAGTACCCCAAGGATGAAAATGGTGATATTGACTTTACAAAAAAGCAAAAGAAAGTACGTGTACCAAAGAAGTCCTATTGGGGTTGTTACAACGTTGCTGAAACATTGAATGTTGTTGTAGAGGGGTTTCGATTTGACTTCGGTGTTGGTGGGATTCATGGAAGTATCTCTGATAAGGTTGTGAACGAAAACAAAGATTGGGCGATATACGACCATGACGTTACCAGTTTCTATCCCAACCTTGCTATTTCAAATAGAATATATCCTGAACACTTGGGTGAGACATTCTGCGACATCTACAAAGATATGTTCGAGCAACGTAAGTCCTTTGATAAGAAGTCAGCAGAGAATGCAATGTTGAAGTTAGCTTTGAATGGTACTTACGGTAAATCAAATGACAAATTCTCTGTGTTCTATGACCCCAAATTTACCATGTCTATCACAGTGAATGGGCAGCTCACTTTGTGTATGTTGGTTGATATGTTTTACTCAAATGGTGTACAATTTAAGATTGTGCAGATTAACACAGACGGTGTTACAGTCGCAGTGAAGCGTTCTGATATTGATTTGATGAACAGTGTAATGAAAGAATGGGAAAGTGCTGTAAAGCTACAACTTGAATCTGTGGAATACTCCAAGATGTTAATTCGTGATGTTAACAACTATATAAGTGTTTATACAGATGGTAAGACGAAGCGAAAAGGTGCGTATCAATATGAGGGGTTGGGTTGGCATCAAAATCAATCTGGGTTGGTTATCCCGATGGCTGCTGAGTCACATATGATTAAAGGAACACCTGTTTTGGAGTTCTTAAAGAATCACTTAGAACAAGGTAATGTGTTTGATTTTATGTTGCGTACAAAAGTTGATAGAAGTTCTAGGCTTGTATTAAATTTAGAGGACGGTACTGAAACAGAACAGCAGCGAATTTGCAGATATTATCCTTGTAAAGAAGGTGGTAAGCTGGTAAAGATTATGAAACCGCTAGAGGGTTCAGATGAGTACAGAAGAATCGGAATTGACAC